CGGCCCGCCGATAGGTCCATCTGTCCCGGTTGTCGGATCCTCAACGCCGATCTTCCACTCTGGCTCCCGGACGGTAAACGGAGCCCACTCCGGCTTCGCGATCTCTGAGACACTGACCTCGGAGCTGGAGATCGAGTCACTGATCGTGTTCCCCAGAGCCGTCGAGGCTGTCCCTGTCAGAACATCGGAGATGGCGTCAGCGACCGTCCCGCCACCCTCGATGAGCGCATCTCCAGCTGTCTCGCCACCCACTCCGACGAGTTCGGCGAGCATCCCGCCCCCACCTCCACCGCCCGAGAGTTCGAGCCCACGGACGGCCTCGAGGATGTCCTCGATGTTCGAATTATTCTGTCGGTTCCAGCGGAACTCGCGGCGTCGACGGCGGCGCTCCCGGCTCGACGTGCCGCCGTCGGCCTGCATCTCTGCCGGACGGCCGCCGCCTCCGCCACCGCCGGCGGCGCCGACCTGAATATCGCTCAGCTCATCCTCGACGGTGGAGCGGAGCTGACGGAGCGACCGCTCGTCGGCGACGAGCGTGACTGCCCCCTGAGTATCGAAGTCACTCACAGGAGATCACCTAGGTCTGCATCAGCCTCGTCGACGATCGCGAGCAGCTCTAGATCGCGTACCGAGTACTCTCGCACTTCGCGCGGGTCGTGCCCCGCAGCCATCGCGATGCCGACGAGGTAGTCGCGCATCACTCCGGCGTCGACGTCGTCTCGGTTCGCTTCTCCGTGAGCAAGCGCGCGTACCCGTCGGCCGCGTTCCTGTTTCCCACCGAGCTCACACCGTCGATCCGGTCTTGCAGCCATCGCCCGACCGCGATGGGAACCGACTGGTCGATCGCAGCGACGGTCTTCTCGACGTCGTCCATCGGAACCTCAGGGTACTCATCCCCGTCGTGTTCGAGGAACGGCGCGTCGATAGTTCCGATCGCGATCTGCCAGAGTCGGCGCTCGCCCGTCGAGGACGTTTCCTCGTCGAGCCGGACATCGTCGCCGAAGGTGAGCGCCCGGAGCACGATCTCGTCAGCATCCCACTCCTTGCGTACCCACTCGACGCCGCGCCGGTGGGTTTCGAGCCGGCTCGTCCGGTTGTCGAGGACCTCGTACTCGTCTGTCGTCTCGTCCATCTCGGCGAGGCGATCGGTCGCCGTTTCGAGGTTGTCGACGATGCGGTCGTACTCCGCGTCGAGGACGATCGTCTCAGTCTCCATCTAGACCACCTCGACGTCGGCGACATGGTAGTCGATCGGTTCGGACAGGTCCGTGTCGGCGGCGACGAGGTCCGCCCACGAGTAGGTGTTCGGCTGCAGTCCCGTGAGCGAGTACTCAATCGTCTCTCCGAGTCCGTTCTCCATCGAGAAGGACCCTGGGACCTCGCCGATGATCTCGATGCCGCCGCCCGACGTCGACCCGTACGAGAGCGTGTTCTGGTCTGCCTCGGTGTAGGTCGCGTCGGTCGACATGCTCGGCTCGATAGCGCCAGTGACAGCATCGTACGGCTTCCGCTGTTGGCCGCGACGCAGTCGGGCGAGGTTCGACAGGGACATCGAGAAGCTCTGCATGAGCGCCTGGGTCGTCCCGTCGACAGTGAAGCTCGACCCGTGGTAGGAGTAGACCTGGTCGACGGTCGGCTCTTCGACGTCGGCATCCGCTGGCGCGTCGATGTCGTCGGGCTCGTCGCCGTACAGCATCGTCAGCTCCGCACGGTTGTTCTCGCCGCGGTTGTACTCGATCGTTGCGTCGATCACGGCGGCGCCGACAGGTGTTCGCGCGTCGGTCGTCCCGTCTGGGAGGTCGACGCCGAAGTACCAGGTCGCGGTCGGCGCCGCCATCGCCGAGTTCGGGAGGGCGCTCCCGGCGTCGGCGAAGACGAGATCGTGGAAGTTGTCGTCGGTGATGTCGAATCCGACGCTCGCCGCACCTTCCCACTCGCCCTCGCGCGAGCCGGCCGGCGTCGGATCGTTCGGGTGGCGGACGCGCTGGAGCGCCTGCTCGATCGTGAGTTCGCTCACCGTGACGTTGAGCCCCGGGAGTCGCCACGTCGGATCCGTGGCCGGGCCGGCGCCGTAGTCGTTCTCGACCGTGTACAGGACGGTCGCCGAGCCTGCACCAGGCACTACTGTTCACCTCGGTTCATTGCATGAATGGTCTGTGTCATGGTAGGTCCTCGTAGCCGCGGAAGGCGAAGTCGCCCTGCCAGCGGTAGAAGTCGCGGTACTGCGCCGACTGCGGATCGTCACTAGTCTGGATCAAGTCGTGGTACGCCACATCCGGAGCGTCCGGTTTTGGATACTCGCGAGCGTCGTCGGACTGGAGCGACCGTCGGATACGCCGCACAACGACGTCGAACGGGGCACCGTCCTCTCCGTCAGGGTCGACATGACCGTAGTTACCCCCGCGTACGGTCATGCCCTCAACGGTGAGTCCGACGACTGCTTCGGCCCGGTTCGAGGCGCCAGTCCCCTGGGCCTCGAAGTCTCGGTCGGCGAGCGTCGCCCCGACGTAGATGCCGCGTTCGAGACTCTCCTCGCGCGTGTGGAGTGGCTCGCTCATGTCGAGCTCGGCGCTGCCGTCGAAGACACCGCTGTCGTCACGGTCCACGCGCTTCAGGACGACGTCGTCACCCGTGCGGAGCGAGTAGTCCGTCGCGATGCTGTCGACGACGGCGCCGAGTCGGTTGAGCACCCACTCGACTTCAGCGTAGCTCATCGTTCGAGCCTCCGTCGGAACGCGTTCAGCGAGTCGCGGATGAACCGGCCCTCTGGAAGCCCGGTGACCTCCACCTTCGGCAGGAACACCCGCCAACCGTTACCCTCACGCTCGTACTCGTCTCGGACCCACTGTGGCGGATCGTGCCGGCGCTCCCAGACAAACGAAAGCACGTCCGCCTGGTCGGCCTCGACCGGGTGATCCACGGTACCGGTCTCGAAGAGGTACGCCGGGTCGGGGAGGCTGACGACGATCCGGACCTCTCCGCCACGACGGACGACGTCCCAGCTGGTCGCGGAGACCATCGCCCGGACGTCGTAGTCGTGGCGCTGGCCATACGCCTCAAGGCGATCCTTGATGTCGGCCGCGAGCTCGGGCGCAACCTCATCGCGACAGCGCTGCTCGACGTTGTCGATCATCCCCTCTCGGGCGGCGGCCTCAAACCCGCCGTCGAGTGTGGTCATCCGGCATCCTCCGAGCTCGTACCGCGGAGCTCGTGCCACGCTCGAACGTTCTCGGGCCCGATCACGTACACGACGGTGCCGCCCCACGCGAGGATGAGTGCTCCCAGCACGGCGACGTTGACGTCGGTGCCGACGACCAGCACCCACAACGGGAAGCCGAGCCCGTAGGCGAGCGCCCAGATCGTCGAGAGCCAGCGCCAGCGGTAGTCCGTCTTCGTCGTGCCGGCCGTCTCCTCGTCGACGTCGTCGTCGCGGTTGGAACTCATCTCGGCGAGGTTGGGCTTCTCGTCAGTGGTGTCGTCGCTCATCGGTACTCCTCCAGGAGCTCGTCGGCCTGACGCTCCAGGGCCGACACCTTCGTCTCGACCGTCTGGATGTTCGCCTGCTCGGGGATGCCGAGGCTGGCGTCGTCGTCGGGCGCGAGCAGCTGCGCGGCGGCCCGCATCGCGACCGCCCGCCGGACAGCCTGCGGGATGCCCTCGTGACCGTAGTCGAAGAACACGTACACGGCGTTCGCGAACGAGTCGATCACGGGCTCGCCGTCCTCGTCGAGGAAGTGGCTCGCGTCGAGGTACAGCTCCGACCAGCCGCCGTTGTTCTCCCGGAGGTAGTAGTCGTCGCCGAGTGCGGCCGGGAACGACCCACCGTCGTACTCGTCGCTGGCCACCCAGTCGTCGTAGCCGTCCGCGGTCGCCACCTGCAGCTGGCTCACACTCTCCGCGTCACGTCGTGCGAGGCGGATCTTGGTGTATCCCTGCTGGTAGGTCTTCGGCGTCACGGGCTCGCCGGCGAGGTGCGTGGCGCCGGTCGAGATATCCTCCTCGTCGTTGCGGCTCTTCGGCTCGGACGGGATGAGCCCCTGCGGGTCGTCGCCGTCGACGCCGGCGGGCTCGTACCAGTGGCGCTTCAGTGACTTCTCCAGCGGCTCGGTCTGTGACGTGATCGCCTTCACGACGAGCTCGTTGTCGGCCTCCGCAGCCGCCCCGGAGAAGTCGGCCTCCTGGAGCGCGTGGCGGACGTCCTCGACGGTGCAGTATCCGACCGGCATGATGGGTTAGCCCTCGATCTCCGCGCGGCGCTCGCCGACGGCGTCCTGGACGGTGGTCGCGGACTCGGCCTCGGCGATCACGTCCAGGTGCTCGTCGTGCTCGCCGTCGCGCACCTGCTCCGCGCGCTCCTGGTAGTGGTGTTCGTCGATCCACTCGTCGACGTCGAAGCCCTCGCTCTCGGACTCGTCGCTCGCAGCCTCATCCTCGGCGTCGTCCTCGACCTCCGCAGGTGTCTCGTCGACGCGGCCAAACGCGTCCTTCTCACAGAGGTAGTCGGCGAGATCTTCGTCGATGTCGACGATGTCACCCTCCTCGAACTGGTGGCCGCTCGTTCGGTATCGCCCACTGCCGCTGTAGTGAACTCGAACCATTCAGATCACTCCGCGATGCCGGTGATCACGACGGCTGCCTCGGGCGCCTCGACGGCGAAGTCGTCACGAACCCGCATGAAGTAACGGGCGAACAGGTCGTTCTCTGCGACCTTGTCCGTGTCCGTCAGCACGCGGATCTCGACATCGTCGTAGAGGCCGTAGATGAAGTTCTCCGGGTGGGTGAACACCGCGGTGTCCTTGGGCCAGTTGGCGACGCCGACGACGTCGTAGTCGAACGGCGTCGCATCGTCGTCGCCCATCAGCACGGCCGCGCCCAGCGGGTCGTTCCGCTCGGCGAGGTCGTTGTGGTAGTTCTGCAGCTGGTCGAGGTTCATGTAGAACCGCGGGTCGGTCCGCCCCGAGCGCAGGTACTTGTTCGGCATCGCCAGGATGGACGAGTTGAACAGTGCGGTGTTGACCGCCTGCGCCGTGCCGCCCCCATCCGTGTGGTCGTAGGTGTTGACGTCGCCGTCGTTCTGCAGGATCTTCAGCCAGCCGTCGTTCTGGTTGAGGAAGGCGTCGGCGGATGCCTCGTCGCCGTTAATCGCGAGGTCCTGCGTGTCGATGGCGAGCTGCCGCGCCAGCATGTCGAGGATGATCTCGTCGACGTTGTCGACGGTGTCGTCGACGGCCTCGCGCGTCAGGTCGTAGGAGACGGTCGCCTTCTCGACGTCCATGTCGACCTGCGAGGTGTTCACCGACGCGGCGCCGGCGTCGCCCTGGCCCTCATCGGCGCCGCGCCGCTGCCGATCACCAACCGAGATCTTCGGGATCGCCATCTTCTGGCGCGGGAGGTCCACGGTGCGACCGTCCTCGAGCATCGTGGCGGTGTCCTGGACCGCCTGGTAGAACTGCTCAAAAAGGTCGCGGGGCAGCACCCCACCCGCGACGTCGGTCGTGTCGAACTTGTCCGCAGCCTGCTGGTTGGCCGAGCGCGTCCGATCGAGCGTGTCAGTCGTGTCAGTAGAACTCATTAGTTACCACCCGCCTTCCGCGGGTCGAGGGTGAAGCCGCCGTTCTTGCTGCCGTTCTCGTCGGCGCCCTTCTCCGTGCCGCCGAGCTGCTGGCTCTCGGTGGCGCCGGTCTGCTTCGAGATCGCGTCGATGCGCTCGGCGTTCTTGTCCTGGTTCTCCTTCAGAGACTTCGCCCACTCAGGCGCGTCCTCGAAGGGATCGTCGTCATCGGGGTCGACGTCCTTCTCTTCGAGCGCCTCGTCGATCCGCTTGCTGTTCTCCTGCTGTCCATCCCGCAGCTCCTTCGCCCACTCGGGGGCGTCGTCGAACGGGTCGTCGTTGGTGTCGTCGCTCATGGTGTCAGTGTCATCGGCGGACTTCGAGCCGCCGTCGTCATCGGCCGGCGTGTCGCCACCGGCAGCGTCCTTGTCGTCCTTTTCGTCGTCGACGTCGTCACGGGCAGCCGCCTTCGCGTCCGGGCGCCCTTCGACAGACGGATCATCCCGAAGCGTCAGCACGTCCCGGACAGCCTTGCCGAGCCGCGTGAGCGCCGACTGCTTCCCCGGTTCGCCGGCGCCTTCGACGTCGATCGCGCGGTGGAGTACGCTCCACATGCGCTCGGCGTCCTCCTCGGAGTGGCCGCGCTCCATCGCCTCCTCGATGAAGGCGTCGCGGTTCCCGAGATGGTCGCCGAGGCGCTTCTGCGCAGCTCGTTTCGTCGCGAGGATCTCGGCGTCGGGCACCGCCGGGATGTCCACGCTGGACACTTCCCGGATGAGCCCGCCCTGCAGCTCCCAGACTGGCTGGTCGTCAGGGTAGTCTTCAGCACGGTCGACGTCGTCCGGGACCTCGTCAGGGTACATCGCACCCGACCAGCTGACGTCGATGGCGCCGATCGAGTGGCCGGCGAGGATGCCATCGGAGACGAGCTCCCACAGCTCGTCATCGTTGTACTTCCACGCCTGGACCCACGCGCCGGCGTCGACGGTCTCACCGCCGATCTCTTCGGACTCGTCGAGCACCTCGTTCCGCTCGAGCGTCATCCATTCCGAGGGCCAGGCAGCGTGCATGATGCCGCCATCTCCCTCGCCGGCCTCGTTGAAGTTCTCGAACTGCGTGGTCCACTCGCGGATGAGGTCCTCGCGAGCGAAATCGCCCTGGAGGTCGACCTTGTCCGGGACCATCACGACCCCGGCCGCGATCTGCGCGTCGTCGTCCTTCGCGACGTAGTCGACGTGCTTGCGGATGGTCGACTGGTTCGCCTTGCTCTGCGGCGGCACGGGTCAGCCCTCGTCGTCGGCGGCGTCAGCGTCGGCGTCCTTGGTCTTGTCGAGCTTCTTGGCACGACCGGTGTCCAGGACGCCACGCTTCTCGCCGCGCTCTGTGTCTTTGTTGCTCATGGTCTCGTAGAATCGCGCCCGGTCGTGCCTCGCGCAGGGGAGTCGGGTCGCTCCCTGGGTCATCGGCAGTTCGCAGCTACGTTCCGAGGATGACGCCAGTGTCACACTCCGCACACTGGTAGCCCACCCAGATCGACCACTCTGCCCACTCCCAGTCGTGTGAGCCACAGACTGGGCAGTCGCCATCAGGCGGATCGGGCAGGGTCATATCTCGCTCGGGACGTCGTCGGGAACCTCACCCGGATCGGGTGTCGGGCCCTGGGGCAGCCGCTCGTGGTTGTTGGTGATCTCGAGGTAGCCGTACTCCATGCGGATCTCCGAGTAGTGATACGACCCCGCCGACCCCGCATTGACGAGTTCGTTCCACACCTGCGCCGGGACGTCGACGTAGACGTACAGCGAGTTCTGCCCATCCGGCCGCTGGAACGAGAGGTAGAGTTCGCGCTCGCCGAAGTCGTACAGGCCCTCGTCGAGGTTCGAGCTGCTGAACGTCGTCTGCTCGATCGGGTCCTTGTCGACGTCGATGTCGACGCTGGCCCGCTCGCCGATCTTGTTCGCCTCCGGCGGCGCGGCCTTCGATCGCGTGAGCATCGCCTCGACGTCGTCGCCCTCGCCGGCGCCGTCAGAGAACTCTGCCTCGAACTCGGCGAGCATCATGTCGCCATACTCGTCCTCCCGCGTCGGCAGGCCGAGCTCCTCGAGCGCCTGGTTGACCGTCGCGACGCCGGCGAGTCGCATCGCCCGGACGCGCTGCTCGGCCATCCGCGCCTCCTCCTGAGGCTGGTCGGCGCCGTGGAGTTCGAAGTCGATCGTCCAGTCGTCGACGCCGAGCGCCTGCTGGTGGAGGATGGTGTAGAGCCGCGACTCGAACTTCGCCTGCTCCGGCGCGATCACGTCGGTTGCGAACTCCCGGACCTGCTCTTTCGAGTTGGCTCGGTTCGACGTCGACGTCACGTTGATGAGGATCGGCGGCACCTCGTGGACCTTCGCGATCTCGTGCTCGTTGCGCTGTCGGAACGCCTCGAACTCCATGTCGAGGTCCTCCCGAGAGCCGATCGGAACAAGGTCGATCTCGACGTCCTGGGCGTCGCCCTCGGCCAGCGGGTCGTCGTTCTCGAACTCGAACTCGTCGACTTCGAGGATAGCCGTCCGATACCGAGAGCCTTTCAGGTTGTCCATCAGCCCGCGGAGCTCCTCCTTGGAGTCCTCGGTGAGCTTGCCGCCAGTGACTTGGATGGCGTAGTACGGGATGCCGAGGTTGTCGAAGACGTCGTGGTTCCACTCCTTCGCGGCCTGATCGGCGCCCATCGTCTGCATGGCCGCGACCCAGTCGGGGATCCCGTAGTACAGGCTCAAGGGGCTCGGGTTCGGGATGAAGATGAGCTCGTTCGCCGGCCCGTTCGGGAGTTCGCTCGCGTCACTAGCGACCTCGCCCGTCTCCTTGTCGACGAACGTCGGGTCGTCACCGTAGCGATCGCCAGCCTCGCCGAAGTACCGACGCCGGCCCTGTCGCACTTGGACGTAGCCGTGCCCGCTCTCGATGATGTCGTCGGCACCCTCGCGCTCCTCGACGGTCGTCTTTCGGACGCGGACGGTCGCGGCCGGTACGTGCGCGAGCCCGACCGGCTCGCCAGTGCCCTCGACGAGAATCTCCAGTGCGCCCCACCCGATCCCGTGGTAGTCCTGCCGACCGAGTTCGAGCACCTCCTCGGGCGTCGACATCGCTGTGCCCTCCGGCCCGATCTGCCACCGGGAGTCGGAGCCGTACCAGAAGTTGTTGACTGTCTGGTACGCTTCACCGTCGGGATCCGGCTCGTCGGCGCCGGCGTGGGGGACGATGTCGAAGCCGTAGCCGACCTCGTAGCGCGACTTCTTGCGGAGGCACGCGTGGTGCGTCTCGTTGAGCTCCTGGAACGCCGCCAGCGTCTCGGGGTTGTACGGCGGCTGGATGCCACGCCCGACGTCGGTGGCGATGTGCCGCTCGTCCAGCTGCGTCGTCTCCTCGGCCTTGTCCATCGACGACTGGTTCCCCAGCGTGTCAACGGACAAGGCGACCTGGTCGGTCGTGTCGTCGGTGGTGTCATCAGTCACAGGTAGCTCACTCCGTTGGAATCGTCCGTCTTGTCCTGCTGCTCCCGCCTCCGCGCTACAGCCTCCAGCCGGTCCAGTTGCGACACGGCCAGCGCGTAAGCGTCGACGCAGTCGTCGTGACCGTTGTCCGGTGCGTGGTACTTCGTGTACCCGCCGTCAGAGACGTTCTCTTGGAGCTGCCGGAGTTCAAGATGGAGCTGGTCAAGCGCCTCGACATCCGGCACCGTCAGCGCCTCAGTCTCGACGAGCAGCGAGAGCGTCTCGATCAGCTGCTTCTTCGTCTTCGGCGAGAACGACACCGGATCGAGGTTGACGCCGGCGCCGGCGAGGTCGGAGACGATCTTGTTGTCGCGGGAGGCGTCGGGGGTGAGGACGCCACCGTACGTGCTGTACACACCGCGGAGGTGATCCTCGATGCCGTCCCACGACTCGTTCCGCGACCGGTGGAAGTACGCGAGTTCGCCGGCGGCGTCGACACCGAGTGTCACGCGGTAGTCACGCGATCGAGCGAAGTCAGCGCCGATCGCGACCGGTGCGGTGACGGCGTCGGGCGCACGCATCACCTCGCCGATGAACTCGCCGTTGGGATCGTACTCCTGCTGAACCCGGACGTCGTACGTCCCCGTGAACAGCTTGTCGTCGAGATCGCGGAACACCTGGCCGCCGTCGTCCGGCAGCTTCGCGAGGTACTCCCGCTCGTAGAGGTGCGGCGGGACTGTTCCGCGTTTGTCCTCCGGGTTCTCCGCGAGGAACGGGTTGTCGGCGCTGGTTGCATGCCACGAGGCGTACTCAGGGTAGTCCGCCGACTGGCCGTAGTCGTAGAAGCGGTGGAACCACGACCGCGGCCGGTACGGCTTCGAGATGAACAGCGCGCAGCCACGCGTGTCGAGCAGCATCGGCTCAAGGTCGCCGTACCAAATCCCCTCGCGCATCTGGTCGGCTTCGTCGAGTGCGATCCGGTCGACGCCCTCGCCCTGGAGGCTCTGCGGTCGGTCGAAGGTTCGGAACTCGATCCGCGGGCCAGTCGTCAGCTCGATGAACCGCGGCTTCGACTCACCGTAGTCCGCGATCCACGCATCCGGGATCGCGCTCTTGATCGTGTCGTAGCCGTGCTTGTTCGCCTGGTCGTACGTCGGACCGACCCACCAGATGAGGATGTCCTGCGGGTCGTCGGGCCCCCACTGTGAGCCCCATGGCCGACGGGCGTACTCGATGACGTCGATCGAGGCAGTGATGTTCTTGCCCGCTCGGCGCCCCCATCGGCAGACCCGATAGCGAGCGTCCGACTCGAGTACCTCTCGCTGTTTCTCGTGGACACTGTACTGCGGCGCCGGCTGAAGGATCGGCCGGTCAGCATCACTCGATCGCGTCGCCATCGTCACCTCCGTAGGTCACGAAGTCGGCTGTCACATCGTGAGTGCTGTCGACGTCGGCCTGAAGATCGACTTCCTGGCGCTCGGTCTTGATGAACTTGAACGAGCGCTCCAGGAGGAACCGGGCGAACATCACGTCGATCTCGTCGGCGGGGTCGAGTGCCCGCTGCACGAGTCGGTCAGCGGCGTTCCCCCGCGCGCGTTTGAAGCTGTCCGAAAAATCCTCGTGCTCGTCGAGGTACTTGTACAGCGTCGAGCGGGCGACGCCGCCCTTGTTGGCGACCTGCTTTAGGTTGATGTAGCCGTCCGCCGCCTCGAGGAGGTCGTCCTTGACGCGCTCGAACTTCGACTCTCGACCTTTCCCAGAGCCGTCGTCATCGAGGATCGCTGCGGCCGAAGCCTCACCAAGCATGTGGACGTCGGCGAGCTCGTCGACGGTCGCGTCCTCGACGCCGGCGACGGTTTCGAAGCCGGCCTCGCGCAGCTGCTCCGCTATCGCGTCGCCGACGCCGTCGATCTCGGTGAGGTCCTCAGTCATGGTGTCGAACAGATAAGGCAGTCAAGGTCGCCACACGTCGCCATCAGTCCTCGCCGCTAGGCTCGTCGACGGCCTCCTCGGAGAGCTCGACGACTGCCCGGGCGACCGCGGCGTAGTCGAGTGCGAGCGCGCCGTTGAGTAGTCCGAGCGTGATCATCGCGGTCGAGCCCACGATCGTCGGGTCTGCACCGTACAACAGCGCGAGGACACCGATTGCGATCGCGCCGACGTTAGCGACGAGTGTCTGGATAGCTTTGATCGTCTTTATCACGTACAGGTCACCGCCGGTTGAGGCGACCGTCAGGTAATCCTCGACGAGCGCATCGAGGCAGTACCACGGTCGCGGAGTCGATTGCAGGCTCATGGGTCATCAGTACTGGCGTGGATCAGAGGGCTGCGGGCGGTTTCGAACCGCCGACGAGGTGGCGCCGTAGAGGGCTTGGGTCTCGCCACTCCCAATAGGCGCTCTCGTCACCCGACCACGGGCGCAGCAAGGCGGCCGGTCTCGATTAGGTTTGGAACGTCGTGTCGATACGGAGAGGATGGAACGCGACTCGCAGACAACACGCGATGTGCCGATCGCCGGTCATGGATGCCGGCCGCTCGTCAGTCTCAACATCCCCGTGGACGGTGACCTGACCTTCCGAAGAAGATCGCGCCCACGGGACATGGACCAGCGCGGATTCGAACCGCGGCAGGCGGCGTCTTCAACGCCGTGCTCTCCCACTGAGCTACTGGTCCAACCGCTCGACTTGTGACTCCTCGACCCGGTAGGTGAGCCCGTCGACGTCGACAACCAGGAGGCCGTCGGGCCCGGAGACGTCGCCGGCGGGCTCGAAGTCGACCGCGTCGCCGACAAGGTGTCGGTCCCCGAATGCGAACTGCACGCGCCCGTACTGCGAGAGGCTCATCGTTGTGCCCTCCGGACGGCGAGCTTGGTAGCGCGCTCGTAGATCTCCCGGTCGAGGGCCTCCAGTTCGGGCTTCGCCTTCAGCTTCCGGACGGTCCGGCGGAGCGCTCGGGCGTCGACAGGGATATCCTGCTCCTCGAAGCGGTCGACGATCCGACTGGCTCGACGTGTCGCCTGGACCTTCGAGTCCGTGTCCGGATCGGCATGGCCCCGACCACCGCATTCCTCGCAGAACGTCCGTGGGAGGTACACCCCGCCGCCGTTGACGTTGTCGTACCCTTGGATGCCGGCGCCAGCTCGGTCAAGCTCGGTGACGGTGTTCCCCCACTGGTCGCGTGTCATCGTGTGTTCGGTCCGGATCCGGGCGAAGCACTCGCTGCACACCTCGGGGTTCGTCCAGAGGTAGCGCTCAAAGGTGCGACTCGGGACGACGTCGCGACGAGGCGCGAACTCATCGAGAGTCTGTTGGGTGCTAGTAGACATTCGGGAACTGGCAGGAGAAGCGCAGTGCTGTCGGACTGACCCTGTCATCGCCCTTCCGGGCTCGGGACCATGTGGCGGTGCCGTCGTCGACCATCCGTTGCTTGGCCCGAGGCTTAAGTAGTCGCGTGAGTCCCATTTTGGGAGTCACCCGTCAACACTCCATTCGGACTGTGGCGGATCGGTGTGCCGCGGCGAGCACGAGACGAGATCCTCATCGTGGAGCTGTCGGAGGGCGCGGTGGATCGACGTCTCCGGACGAGCCGTCAGGTGAGTGAGTTGGCGGAGTGTCCGCGGGCTGTCGGCGTTGCGGAGCTCCAGGAAGACGAGCGACGCCGTCGGTGGGAGGTCGGCGAGGCGTTCTCGGGTGCGCCGATCGAGGTCGCCGAGGGTGGCATCACTCATCGGCTCGCCCCAACGACGGCGCCAGTCTGTCGACTCCACGAGACCTCCTCGCCGTCCTCGTCGACGAGCACCGCCACGGACTCGCTGTCACGCTCGGTAGCTCGCTCGCGACGCTCCTCCGGAGAGAGTCCGGCCTGGGCCAACCCCTCACCTCGCTTCCGGAGAGTTTCCTCGCGCTCTTCGAGGGCGTCGACGACGCGATCGCGGGGCTCGCGATCCTCTTGGGCGGCGAGGTAGCGCTCGACGCCGAGCCAGAAGCGACACAGAGCGATCGTCTCCAGGCCGCGGATGCGTGCGAGCATCAGCTCGCCCGTGGTGCCGTCGCCGTTGTCGACGGTGATCGTCTCGACGAGGAACCGTGCCGGGTTCTCCCCGTGTTCGGCGGCGTTCTCCGGCGACGGGTTCGGGATCGCCCCTCCTTGCTCGTTGTGTTGGCTCGTGGCAGGCATGGTCACGCCCTCCCGATGTAGCGGATGTGCCCGTCCGCCGGTTCGATCGCCGTCCCTTCATCGAAGCACATCTTGTCCATCGTATCACGGAGCACGCTCTCGCCAGCGTTCTCATCGATCTCCGCACGGTATCGCTCGATGACTTCCTCACGCGGGACGCCGCCGTCGTACTCGCTGTGGAGCTCCTGAATTACGTTGGCGACCGCCTTGAAGCGCTCCTTCTGCGTCTTCGACGTGCCTGTCTCTTGGACATCGGCGTCGAGGTCGCCATCCTCGTTCTTCGCGTAGTCCTGCATCGAGTCGCCGATCGCGTTGACAGCACGCTTCGCGTGGCGCATCTCGATGGTCTCAGAGAACTCCAGTTTCGCGTCCGCCTCGGCGATCCGGATGATACCCTCCAGCTTCCGGAACGTCACCGGGACGGGTGAGTCCTCGTTGTAGCCGTGCATCCCGCGCAGCGTGTTGAAGCTCTCCTGGAGCCACTCGAATACCTCGGCGCTCTCGAAGACGGGTTCTGGCTGGCGCTTCGCGAGCGCGATCCACTTCCGCAGGATGTCGCGATCGACCGGCGTCGCGATCGTCTCGGCGCCGTCCTCGGAAAGCTCGCGACCGGTCATCTGGCGCTTCGCGGCGTCGCGAGCGCGGAGGATGTGCTCGGAGATCCGTTCGTCCTCGTCCGGATCGGGTGTGTCCGACAGCGTGAAGATGAGATCGAACCGTGACAGGAGGTTGCTCTCGAGGTCGAACTGGTCGCCGATCGGTTCGTACTGGTCGAACCGGCCGTGCTTCGGGTTGGCCGCGGCGACGACCGCGGCCTCCGTTCGCATCGTCGCGTTGATCCCCCACTTGTTCACGTGGATCTTCTGTTTCGACATCGGGTCGAGCATCGCCGCGCGGACGTCCGCCGGCATATCGTCGAGCTCGTCGATGCACACCGCACCTTTGTGCGCCTTCACGAAGGCGCCCGCTTTCAGGGTCGCCTCACCGTCGCCGAAGTCGTCCTGGACAGCGCTCGCAGTGACGCCGGCGACAGTCGCGCCCTTCCCTGAGACTCCAACCGTTCGCCAACCGAGCTCCTCGACGCGCTGGATGAGCTTCGACTTCGCAGTCCCAGGGTCACCGATGAGGAGGACGTGGAACTCACCGCGATCGTGGTCGTCGTCGCCGTAGACGACCTTTGATCCACCGACCATCGCCCGGATGAGGTTGCGCTTGATCCCGTTGTTACCGTACACCTTCGGTGCGAGGGACTCGGCTGCGACATCAATCGGCGTACCCTCAGCGCCGTCGGAGAGCTCGTGGATGCGCTCGCGCTCATCGGGCGAGATGTCGATATCGGTGTGATCGGTCTGCTCGACCGTGATCGCGCCGGCGTCGACGTACGCCTCGAACTTTCCCGTCTTCTCCCGGCCGCTCGTCTTCTGGTCCAGGTGGATTGTTCCCGAGATTGTCACACGGTCGCCGACAGTCACTAGGTCAGCGAGGTCGTCTTCGACGAAGACGTCGATCTCGTGGCCAGTTCCTGACGCGATCTCCGGTGGCGTCGCAATCCGGAGCTGCTGGGCGTCGACGAACTCGGACTGGTCGAAGTTCACGCTGAACGGCCCCTGACGCTCGCAGCCCTGGCACTCGTGGGGCTCCTGGAAGCCGCTGTCCGCCTGCGGGATGTAGGAGAACGTCCCGCAGCGATCGCACTCGAACGCCGCCTCGACGATGTTCGAGTAGACGTCGGTCGCCTTCGACACCTCGCCAGTAACCGCCCGGTAACTCCCAGCCTGATCGGTCGGGGAGAACCCACCAGGGTAGTAGGTGTGCTCGGGTGGCAGGTTCGACACACGCACGTGAGCGTTCGCGAGGTCGACGTCGGCGGGCAGGTCGAACTGCCGCAGCGCCTCTTCCAGGTACTCGCTCATCTCCTCGGGCTTCGCGAGGACGTCCTCGGCGATCTTCCGGTCGAACTCGTAGAGCTCGTCGTAGTCGATGACGAGCGACCGTTGCTCGTTCGGGTAGTGCTGGGCGAGCGTGCCGACTGAGTCCCGGTACCGCTCTCGGAGGAACCGGGTCAGCGTCTCGGTCAGCGTCTCGTTCTCCTTTCGTCGGTCGTGGGTAGTGGACATCGTGGGTTTTCGTCCGCGAATAAAGTCCGATCCACCACTCGGACCGTCGGACGACGCCGGCCAGACGCCGGCCAGAACGACGGCCTTGCAGCTAACGGACAGTTGCTTACACAGCTACGCTTGCGTTGATCTTCAGGGAGTACAAGCGGAGGTGGGATCCCACGAGTGAAGACCGACATCGCTAGCGCACCTCCTCCGAGCTGGTTTTATTCGCGGACGAAAACACGGCGCCACGCTTCGCCTCGCGAGCGTCGACGGTGAGGCTGCGGTTGCCGCTCGGCGGCGTCTTCTCCTCGAAGCCGCGGATATCCGCGGCGAGCTTCATCAGCGTGTAGCAGTGGTCGGCGGAGGGCTCGCCGTCGAACACCTCCCACATGATGTCGTCGTAGTCGAGGGCGGCGACACCGGAGCCGCGAGTCGCCTTCTGGAAGGCGTGCTCGCGGACCATCCCGACCTTGTCGTCACGGGTGAGCTGCGCGTAGTCGCGATCGTCGTCGTGTTCGGAGAGCCGGAGTTCAAGCGACGTGACGTCCTCGCGAAGGCGCTCGATCTCGGCGGTCGCCTCGTCGAGGTCGTCCTCGAGGCCGTTCGCCTTCGCGAGTGCTCGCTGTGCGATCGCGAGGGCGTCACGAGCGGAGACCTCGTCGTCGCCCTCAGACATCGTCGACCACCTCGCCGTCGTCGGCGTGGTCCTCGCAGGCGTAGTACCGCCCCCGCGGGTTCTGGATGATGACGTCGGTTTCTTCGCGACAGCCGAGATTGCTGCAGAACGGCCCGGATGCGACCGCCATCTACGCGGTCACCTCCGTTCCAGCAGCCGGCGAGGAACTCTCTATCGCCGTATTTGGTGTAAGTTTCTCACTCTCGACAAAACAAGTCTCATGTTGAGGCTGCCCAGAACACCCGCTAGTGGGGTTTATATCTGGGCATGTCAACAAATTGGTGTATGGCCGGGGTGGGCTCCACACATGGTGTTTACATGCCCACTGATATACTCCCCATGTATGACCGATCAGCCGGGGAACGCGATCACCCGCAACGTCGAGCGGTGTCAGGAGCGTGATGGGATGTCCGAGGCCGACGCCGAAGCCCTCCTCGACGCCCACCGTCAGATGGAGCTGCTCGGCGCCAGCCGGCTCTCGAAGAGCCACCACAGCGACGTCCTCATGCGCGGCGTCAAGATGGCACGCGAGGTCGGCGGCGTCGCTGACGCCCTCGAGGAGCGCGAGGCGACCGAGGAGATCGTCCGCTGGATCCATCGGACCTACGACAACGAAGAGACCAACCGGGACTACCGGAAGTGCCTCCGGGCGTTCGGACGACACGCGGCCCAGAGCGAGGAGCCGCCCGACTCGATCGCGTGGGTGCCCGCCGGCTACTCGAACACCTACGACCCGGCGCCCGATCCCGGTGAGATGTACCAGTGGGAAACGCACGTGAAGCCGATGATCCGAGCCTCGAGCAACGTTCGCGACGAAGCGCTCGTCGCGCTCTGCTGGGACCTCGGCCCCCGCACCTCCGAGCTTCACGAGCTCCAGGTCTCGAACATCACTGAGGCCGACCACGGTCTGCGCGTCACCATCGAGAACGGCAAAAACGGCTCGCGCTCGCCGACGATCGTCAAGGCTACCCCCTACGTCCGCGACTGGCTCGAACGCCATCCAGGCGACCGTGACGACTACCTGTGGAGTCGGCTCAACTCGCCGAAGCGCGTCTCGCGGAACTATCTCCGAGACACGTTGAAGCGCCTCGCGAGCAACGCGTCGATGGACCCGCCGTCGACGCCGACGCCGACGCAGTTCCGCAAGAGCTCGGCAAGCTACCTCGCGAAACAGAACGTCAACCAGACTTTCATCGAGGACCATCACGGCTGGGTCCGCGGCTCCGATAAGGCTGCTCGATACGTCGCTGTCTTCGACGACAGCTCCGACCACGCCATCGCGAGCGCGCACGGTGTCGACGTCGACGTCAACGACGACACACCCTCGATGCAGGAGTGTGTTCGCTGCGACGAACTCAACGAACCCGACCGGGAGCGCTGCCGGCGATGTGGCTACGCGCTCACCCAGCAGGCCGTCGAAGCTGAAGAGCAGCGCGAGGCGCGCTTCAACAAGCAACTCGCCATGCTCGATCAGGAGAACGCGATGCGCCTCGTCGAGCTCATGGACGTCATCGACGATCCCGAGGTGCTCTCCGTGCTCGACAAGGTCGCCGGAGACTGACACCGCCTCAGACATCGTCGCTCTCCTGGCGCTCGTCGAGCGCTGTGAGGATGTCCTCGGCTTCCGGCGCGAATGGGCCGTCCTGCTCGACGATCGTCTCGAAGAGATCGCGCTCGGCCTCGAGGCGATCCCATGCGTCGTCGTTCGAGTCGCTCGTTGGTGATTCAGTGGTGCTCATCGTGCTTCCTCCAGGGACCGCGGGTCGATCTGCGCACAGTACTCCGTGTCACACTGCTCGTCGACGGCGGCCGCGACGGCGATGCCGTGGATGTTGGTGAGGTGTCCCGGGGAGAGGCCGTACACTGTCACCAGCGCGCGATCGCGCCGAAACACGACCGTGTCTGTCAGCTCGTCGTAGACGGCCTCGTCGTGATTAGGGACCGGCGCGGTCGGCGGGATATCGACCGTGACGCCGCGCTTGTAGGCGACCGCGGCGGAGACGATCTCACCGGTCGTTCGATCGTGCATCCGACCCGCGCAGTGTGGTGTGATGACCTCGACAGGGTCGATGCTCACAGCCCCACCTCCATGAACAGCATCGCGCCGAGCACGACGGCGAGCCCGATCGTCACCCATCGCGCCGCGAACCGGGTGGGCCACGTCATAGGCGTACCTCACTCGGATCGTGACCCTCGACGAGGACCTCGTGAATGGCTCGAAGCGTCGACTTATTCCATGAGGTTTTGACGCCGGGTGCGTCGATCCCGA